CGGCCGCCTGTACCTCGGAATCGCTACATCAGCAGCGGCTCCTTCATCCCTCGCATTCCTGAAGCAGTGGTCGGCCGAGTTCGGCAGTGACACACAAGAAGTCACCTCATTCGGTGACACAAACAAAATCTATGTGTCTGGCCTTCCTGACGCTCAGGGCAGCTTCTCCGGATACTTCGACGATGCGACCGCCCAGTCGTACACCGCCGCTGTCGATGGTGACGCCCGCAAGTTCTACCTGTACCCAGACATCACTAACGCCCCGAACGTCTACTGGTACGGAACTGGCTTCTTCGACTTCTCCGTCGACGCCCCTGTCGATGGTGCCATCACCATTTCCGGCAGCTGGCGCGCAGGTAGCACAATCACAAAGAACGGCTAATGGCCGTTGGGGCTGGGGTTTACGTCAGCAACTTGGCCGAGGTCCGGAAGTATCTTCGAAAGATACATCCGGACCTCGTCCCAATCCTGCGCGAAGACCTCAAAACCGCGATCATCGTCAACACTCTTCCAGCAATCATGCGGAGAGTTCCGAAGAAATCCGGCTACGCCCAATTCACCATCAAAGCCCGCTCAGGCGGGAACACGCTTTACGTCATAGCAGGCGGCCCATCGTCAGTGGCTCCGTACTTTGGCTGGCTGGACTTTGGTGGCACATTGAAAAACCGTGGCCCTGGCAGAAACCAAACGATCGTTCGGCCCATAATCAAAAAAGGCCGTTACGTTTACCCTGGCATCATGGAAACACAAAACCGACTTGTCGAGGCCGCTGGCCGAGCAGTCGACAAAGCAGTCCAATCCGCCCTCAGATAAGGAACAGCCCGCCATGTTCGCAAAATACAAAATCACTCACCTCGACGGAACTGTCATCGAAGCAGCAGGCCGCAAGGTCGACGCCGTCAAGTTCGAACGCCAGTTCAAAATGCCTGTCTCCAACCTGTTCAGCGATGGTGGCATTTACACCGAACATCTGTGGTACTTCGGATGGTGTGCAGAAAAACGAGTCAACGCCGACATTCCAGTCTTTGATGACTGGATGGAAACCGTTGAAGGCGTTGACATTCTTTCGGAAGAAGAAGAAGAAACCCCTACGGACCCGAGTTCTTCACCCTCGCTGTAGCAGCGATGGCGATTGACTCGGGGATCCCAATGTCCGTACTTTTAGAGGAACCCGACCACTACCTCGACGCAATGTTCGAAGTTCAAACGAGACGCCGAGAAGCCGCCGAATACGGTTCGGATGCGAAGCGTTGGGACGAGTAAGGAAAACCGATGGCCGGTGACAAACGAGAAGTAAGGGTCGCCGTCGTCGGAGACGCCGCCCAACTTCAGCGAGAACTTCAAAAAGCAGAAGGAAAACTCGCCGGCTTTGGAGACAACGCCAAAAAGTCTGGCGACATTCTCCGAACCGCCCTCTTCGGAGGCGCTGTTCTTTACGGCGCCCAAAAACTTGTCAAAGCAGCTGGTGATCTAGAACAGTCCATCGGCGGAACGGCTGCTGTCTTCAAAGAAGCTTCTGGACCTATTGACGAGTTCACAAAGTCAGCCGCCAACCTGGTTGGCCTGTCGGAGAATGCTGCTCGGACAATCACTAGTCGCCTCGGAGCTTCTCTCCAAGGGTTTGGATTGTCAGCGGATGAAGCAGCGAAACAGTCAATCTTCCTTACGAAAACTGGCGCTGATCTTGCTGCCACTCTTGGCGGCACCACTGACGAAGCTGTAACCGCACTTGCAGCCACGCTTCGAGGCGAGTTCGACCCCCTCGAGCGTTTCGGTATCGCCCTCAAAGCCTCTCAGGTCAACGCCAAAGCCGTTTCGATGGGCTTGGCGGAGTCAGAGACATCGGTGACCGCTTACGCCAAAGGTCAAGCCACTCTGGCGCTTCTCACAGAACGCTCAACATTCGCCCAAGGACAGTTCACAAAAGAAGCGGACACTGCACAAGGCCAGCAGCAAAGAGCAGCAGCAGCCTTGCAAGACACTTCAGCGGCACTTGGAAAATCGCTTCTCCCTGTCTACACCCAAATCCAAAAAACAGTCACCTTGGTGGCGGAAGCCTTTGGAATGCTTCCTGGTCCAGTTCAAACCGGAGTCATCGCCCTCACAGGCGTCGCCATAGTCGGACCCAAAGTCTACGCCGGCATCACGGCAGCAGTTGGCGCCATTCGAGCACTACCGGTCGCTTTAGAGCAAGCAGCTTTGAAAGCTGTTGGAACTCAACAAGCACTGAACGGAATGCAACTCACCACTGGAGTCGCAGGACAAACAGCAGTCGCCGCCGCTGGCGGAATGTCTCTTCTTGGTCCGGCAGTGTTGGCGGTCGGCGCTGCTGCTGTCGTTGGCGGACTCGCCTACAAGAACTACAAGGACGAGCAAGCGGCAGTCAAAAAAGATATTGACGCCCTCATCCCCACTTTCAATGAACTCACCGGCGCAATCACGGCAAACACTCAAACAACTTTGGGCGCTCAAATAGTATCCAAAAACCAAATCGACAATTTGAACAAAGCCGGCATCACAGTCTCCCAGTTCACCGACGTGATTGACGACAACCGTGACGCCTTGGTAAAGCAGGGATACGTCGAGGACATACTTCGAGGGGCAGTGAACAGGGGAACCGAGGCTTTCGACGAACGAGTGAAAGTCATTCGCGATGCTGGCGGCACTCAAAACGAACTCATCGCCCGACTTCTTGAAACCGACGCCGCCGACATGGGCCTCATCAACACCCTCTACAACAGCATCGACGCCTACAACCAAAACCAAACGAAAGTCGAAGAACTAAACAAACAAAAAGGCATCTCCACCGGCAAAACTCAAGATCAAATCAAAGCTGAAAACGATCTCGCAGCCGCCAACAAAGAGTCAGCCGAAAAAATCAAAGACCTGATTGAGCAAACTAAAGAACTTTATGGAATCCGAGTCAGCAATGAGGAAGCGGAAATTGCTACTCGCAAGGCTTTAGTGGATTACAACGAGAGTCTCAGAGATGGTGGTTTGTCAGTAGATGAGCGCCGGACCAAAGAAATCGAACTTGAAAAAACTTTGGTTACACAGTCAGAGGCGTTCCGTGATCTTGTCGGCGCCAGCAAACTTGCCAAAGAAGAAACCTATTCAGCAGGCGAAGCGGCTTTAGTTCAGTCAATAAAACTTGGTCAACTTGCTGACACATTGGCCCCAGATAGCCCAGTCCGCAAAAACCTTAGGGGACTCGCCTACGACCTCTATGTCCAAGCCAACAAAGACAATGTAATCAAGCTGCGAGTTGAGACAGAGGCAGCAGTCGCCAAAATCCGAGCGTTGCTTCTTCTTTCAGCCGATGCGACGATAGGTATTGATGAACTGAACGCCTACTCTGCCAACTTTCCAGACGCCAAAGCACTAGGCGGTCCAGTCAATGCCAACACCCCATATCTGGTAGGTGAGCAAGGTCCGGAACTGTTCGTCCCATCCGGATACGGCCGAATCATGGACGCCTTCTCCACCAGCAAAGCCCTCCTCTCCAATGCTGGCGGAGGAATGGGTGGTGGAGGCTCTGTCACCAACGTCACGATCAATATGCCTCCTGGCTCAAATGGTGCCGAAGTTGTCAACGCCATCAGACGCTACGAAATGACCAACGGAACCTCCTGGAGAAACTGATGGGCGTCACAGGATGGGCAAACGCCTCAGGCTCAAAAGTCACGCTCTATGTTGAGATCGACTTCTCAGAAGCCATTGGTGAGGTCGGCACCTCTAACGCTCCGACACTGCGAACGCTGTGGGATTCGGCGACGTGGGATGACAGCGCTGCAATCTGGTCATCGAACACGCCGGTCTACACCGATGTCACTCAATGGGTGAGGAATGTTTCTACCAATCAAGCCTTCAGCCGAGACACGAACAAATACAACACCTCGAGCGCGACGATCTCGCTCAGTAACAACGACGGCCGCTTCTCACCGCTGAACACTTCCTCGCCTTATCGCGTCGGTGCCTACTCAGGCATCGGCCCGCTACGTCCTGCACGCGTCAGAGTCAACACCGGCTTTCAAGACGTCACGCTCTTCACTGGCTATGTCCAGGAATGGAACGAGCAATACCCTGATGTCGGCATTGATGCCACTGTTGATGTTTCACTGGTGGGCGTCGAAGGCCGCATGGGCGACTACAACCGATTCGCTCAAACGGCTACTGGCCCAGGCGAAAACGCTTTGTCTCGTATTCAGCGCATCTTGTCTTCTGTTGGTTTCACTGGTGAGCAGTACCTCTCAACAGGCACAAACCCTCTGCAAGCGACAACGCTTGCGGGTAACGCCATGAACGAGCTGCAACTTGTCGCTGACTCCCAAGGCGGGGCTATCTGGTTCGGCCCTGATGGTGCCTGCTACTTCGACTCCATCAACGCTGTGCGAAACCGTGCAGCCAACACCTTCGACAACATCGTCTTCACCACTACCAAAGATTCAACAAGCAGTGCTGCTCAGTTCGGCTACTCAGACATCGCCTATTCATACGACGGCTCGCTCACGAAGAACATCTACTCCTACGCCGCTGTCGGTGGAGCAACGCAAACGGTGACTGATGAAGTCTCACGATCCCTTTATGGCGATCGTGCAGAGGCTCGCTCTGATCTGCTCTGCACATCTGATGCCGACGTTGCGACGCTGGCAGCAAGTGATCTGGCCTTGTCAAAGGTTCCTGAGATGCGTGTCGAATCGGTGACGGTTCTGCCTCGAGCAGAGAGTGACGCTGCTATCGCTGCTCCACTCACCCAATGGGATCGCCTGTTCGGTAACTCTTTGCGCTCTGGTTGCAAGATTGTCATGGACAAGCGTATTGGAACATCGCTACCGACTACCCTTGAGCGATATTGTCTTATTCAAGGAATCAACCACAACATCACCATAGACAACTGGTCAACCAGTTATGAGTTCACCTCAGCAACCGTGCTGCGTGCAATGACTCAACCCTGGGACTTCTTTCTATGGGACTCAGGAGTCTGGTCATGGTCTTAGCGGTAATCGTTCACCCAATCGACACCGACAAGCATCCAACGATCCCTGCTGGGTATCGTTGGTGCGCTCAGTTCGGCACCAATCCAGTCGACGTTTCGCAGTATCTCAACGCAGGCTGGGAGCCATCAATCAACGATGCCTCAGTCACCGGCGAAATGGTTGCCAGTTCCGTGTTCAAAGCGCTCAGGATCATGAGCATCGAGTGTGAGTACCTCGGCGTCATTCAACTTGCCGACGACCCAATCCCCGCAGAGGAAATCTGATGCCCTACACAACAATCGTTGCCGGTACCTACGCCACCGCCTCATGGGCAAATGCCAATGTGCGCGATCAAACAATCGCCACGTTCGCCAGCACTACAGCTCGCGATGCAGCGATCACCGTGCCGATCGAAGGCATGGTCTGCTACATCGGTAGCGGAGATTCTTCTGAGGGCCTTTACACCTACCACGGCACCGCATGGCGAAAAGGCCCAGGCTGGAACGCCCCGTGGGGTTTGCTTACAAGTGCAAAGCTCACGACCGTCAGCGCCACGTCAAGTGTTCACACAACCTTGCAGGATGGCTCAGCAGTTCTTACGGCAACAGCGACAACGGTGACGAATCGCATCTACAAAGTCACCAGTGTCTCTAATCCTTACGCCTCTGGTGGCGCTAATGGTTGGCAGTGTTCTCACAATGTTGGTGGTTCCGCTCAAGCGCAGTTCTTGACGGCATCTTTGAACACGGTGACGCAAAACTCATTTACTTACACCTCAACGTTTACCGAAACCTCTGGCCAGTCGCGCATCTTCAAAGTTCAGATCGCCGCCTACAACACCAACACTGCAGTTACCGATTGGGGATCGGCAACTATTCCCCGAATCCTCATTGTTGAAGACATCGGCCCATCCGGCGCACCGGCATAAGGACTCTGACTCATGGCATACACAACAATCGTCAGTGGCACCAACATCACAAGCTCATGGGCAAACGCCAGCGTGCGCGATCAAGTCGTGTCGCCGTTTGTGACTAAGGCTGCGAGAACCGCAGCGATCACTTCTCCCGTCACTGGCATGCTTTCATCGCTCACCACCTACGACCTCACCGAGGGCCTTGAGTTCTACAACTCAGCCGGGCAGTGGCGTAAGCCGTGGAACATGCCGTGGGGAATCATCACTACTACCGCTGGTGGCACATCGAATCTTGGCTATGTCGTCGTCACCGCCGCTCAAACCGGCATCACTTCCACCCTTGTTGATCTGACGAACTTGTCAATGACCTTTGACGCTGTAGCGAATCGTTTGTATCGAGTCAGCGCTCATTGCAACTTTTACGCAAGTCAGGCAGACAACACCGCATCTCTTGCTCTCAACGTGGCTTCCGTGAGTGTTGCCTTTTCGCATACCGCAGCACTCTCAACTGCCACTAGCAGTCTCCGCACAGCCGAACTCATTCGGCCAATCAACAGCGCTGCCGCTCAATCGCTGACTGTGAAACTGCAAGCGCAACTTCAAACTGGCACAGGCACCGTCATTATGTATGCCGGCGCAGTCAACGTGGCCACCATGCTCATCGAAGACATCGGCCCGTCTGGCGCACCGTCCTAATGTCTGAAACCGAACCAACTATCCCGAATCCTGACGCCGCCGGCCTCATCCCCTATTTCGAGCCACCTGTCGACGAACCGAACCCTTCTGAGGATGCACAGTGACAACCGCTCAGCAGGTTCTTGACTTCGAAGGCGCACGTTTGGGTCAGGGTGGCGACGAGACGTGGGCTTGGTATCCGCTGCCTCAAGGAACCGCCTGGTGCATGGCGTTCCAATCTATGGCTCTGAGCAGCTGTGGCATCCCCACAAAATGGGCGTGGGTATCTGCCTGCTTTGACACATACCGCTCAGAAGGCCGCAACTCCTACGACATTCGCACAGCACAACCAGGAGACTTGGTGGCGTTTGAGTGGGGATCCACACCAAACGGCTACGACCATGTCGCAATGATCATCGCACTCACAGCAACCGGCGCATGGACTCGAAACGGAAACGTCAACGGCTCTAAAGTGCAAGACTTGTGGTTCC